TACAATGATCTTAAAACAAATTAATATTTTTTAAGATCGCTCATGTATGCGTTAAACGATGGTTCAACGGAATATGTATCAGAAACTTTTTCTTCAATTACTGTGCGATAAACCTTTGTTGATACAGATTCAGTATTTGCTTCTGTCTTTAGATTTGTAAGACGCTCTCCTTCAGTCTTCTCAAACAAATTGAGAGTGTATTCAAAATTTTCTTTGATGAATTCAACAGACTTACCTGAAAGCATTTTCTTCATGTAAGACTTCTTTTCTTCATCGAGGTTTGAGATTTTTTCTTCTAATACTAGCTTAGAAGAAAGCTTCTTGTTTTCCTCAGATAATTCTGTAACCTGCTTAGTAGCGGCTTCAAGCTGCTTGGCAGCTTCATCTAGTTTTGTCTTTCCATCAATAACAGCATCGCGGATATTATCCTTTGCGAGTGCCATATCAACAGAAAGAACCTTGCGAAGATCTTCGACGAGATTAATTGCTCTCTTGTTCTTCACAGCTTCATTTACTGTAGCGGTGGGTAGCTTTTCATCGATGTAAAGATCGAGATACTTGCTAACCTTTTCTACTATAGAAGATTTAAATTCAGCAGCTTCTTTATTAAGAGCGGCTTCATACTTTTCAACAACTGTCTTTAATTTTGCAGCACGATCAGCATCAACAGCTTCAACAACTTTCTTGAGCTTGTTTGTATGATCAGTGTCAATTGCTTCAACAAGTGTTTCTAGCTTCTTTGAATAATCAGCATCTTGTTCAGCTAAAGCTTTTTCAACATGCAAAGTTACTCTTTCATTAACTGTGTTATTAAAAGCTGCTTCGATTTCCTTAAGGACGTCTTCTGTGAGAATATCCTTTGTGGCTTCCTTGAGTACCTTTGATATATTGTTTTCCATAAATTATAAAATGTTTTCTTTTAGAGCGTTAGCAATCTTAGCTTTAATCTTAAGGTCGACAACGTTCTGTAAATATTTATTGGCCTCTGAATAATTTTTTTGAGAAATAGAGCGTAAAAACTTAACTATTTCAGAACTCTCATTAAGCTTTTCTTTTTTAGCTTTGTTGGCCATATTATTATTTATTTTCTTCTTAAGTGTTTTTCTACCTTTTTTCATAATTATGAACTCTTTAAGAAACTAAAGAAAGATATGATTTGTTCTTTAAGATAAGATTGCATTTCTTTTACAGGAAGATTTTTTAATGAAGATTCGAATCTTTCGTATACTTCTTCGAGTTGTCCATCAGCAGCTAATACGTATTGTTTGCTTTCTAAGATACCATTAACAAAAGCCTTAGGGCACGAAGGATCAGCAACACAGTCAACTGCAATTAATCTCATGTCAGTAACACGATTAATACCGCCAGTTTCTTCATTAAGCTTACCTAAAGCTCTGCTTGACATTCCAACTTTTACGCCGTCATTAATTAATGAACGAACAATTTGACCCATGGGGGTAGTAAGTACTTGAGATTTACCAATTACATAATTACCTTCCATTTTTAAATTTGTTACAATGTGACAAGCTCTCTCTAAATTAACTTCAGCGGAAGTAGGATGATTTAATTCACCCATGGCACGCTTTGAATTAACCATTTCCTTAATATAGCGGTTAACTTCGCGCTCCATGTCAGCCTTCTCGTATATGCGCTGGTTTTTATTTACCTCATTACAAACCATATAAGGCCCTTGAATACAAAGCTTTGCGGGCTCTTTTGAGTTTTTTTCCTCTAAAATATATTCAAACTGCTCTTCTGGAGCTGGTGTTTCTACTAATAAACGTAGGGCCATAAAATTATTTATTATTTTGCAGGATTATTTATTAAGTCCTAGCTCCTTTTCTGTCAAAATCAAAAATTTGTAATTTCTTTTGTCACACCATTTTTTAGCAGCATCCCACTTAGCCATATTCTGTATATATCTCTTATTCTCATAAATGACAGTGCTATTACGTTTTTTACCGGAAACCGGTTTAATTAACTGACTGCTTGGTTTAATTTCAATAATATATTTCTGAATAGCATCTCTTTCTTTTATTACTACTACCCCATCTGTTATATATCTGTGAGCTCTACCATCTAGAGGGTTTGTGTATGGTATTACTATAGCCTCTGAGGCCCATTCAAGAACATTATCATTTTCATCACACCATCTAAAAAATCTTAGCTCCCATCCGGATCTATAGACTGGGGGGTTGCGTCCAACATACTTGTTAGTATTTTTAGGCCTAAATAGGCCTTGTCTATATTTGTCCGAGCTATTTAAAGGTATCATTATCCTACAAAGAATGAAGGCGGTGCAGCATCACCTAGACCCGGTGCACCCTCATAAAGCTTTGTTTCTAGTTTTTCTTTTTCCTGTAATCCCTGTGAAAGTAAATCATTAAAATTAATTTGACCACCGCCAAACATTGTAGTGCCAGTATATTTACCTCTTACATTACCAATAGAAATTTTACTCAACGCTAAAGCGTATTGATAGACCCAAGGCTCTTTTATAATATCTCTTAAAGGCCTTTCTACATAGCAAGGCAGTGCTCCATAAAATCTACTTCCTGATCCTGGAGTACGAGGAGGTGGGTAAAATACTAGATATTGTGTTCTATCATCAAACGTATAATAACGTCTAAGTGCTAAAAGTTTTTCTCTTACCTCTAGCCAATTTTTAAGTGTATACCAGCTAATAAGATCAAATCCATAGTTACCCATAGCATAACTAAAGTATGTTTGTTGAGCGAGAGTTTGCTCAATAGTAAAAAGGGTGTTAACGCCAGATGAACTACCTTCTTCAAAATCTATTATTTCAATTACTTTTCTATAGTCCATAGCATCATAATCAAAACTATTAACATATTTTTCTTGACTATTATTTGAAGGTTGAAAATATTCTGCTAAAGTGCCATTAAAGTTAATAACGCTCAAATAATTAGTTGTAGTTAAAATTTGATTTTTAAATATACCATCAGCATAAGTGCTTGAGAGAGTAGTTGAAGAGCTAAAAGCAGAAGCAGGTAAAGATGAATTTGCAACATATACTGTTTTAGAAGGTATATTAGTTTTATTAAAGTAAGGGGTAATACTAAACAGCTGATCTAATCTAATACCCTTACCATCTTCATATAAATCAGAATCAAAAACCAATATTTCTTCAGTATATCCTGCAAATTTTGCAAACAATTCGCAAGCAATAGAAATATTTTCAAATAATTGATCATGATGTATTTCCAGATTTATTAAAGGAGCTCCTAGCGACCTGGTAATTCTATCTGCTAGTCTAGTAAAAGAATCTATCTTACTATTAAGATTAGTACTTTGAAACGCCGTTATAGGCGTTATCGCAGAGCAGTCCATAGTCGCCATATATGATTATTTATGCTATGGGTGCTGCGGCCGCCCCGCCAGCCGCAGGAGCAGTACCAGGAGCAGCTGCTCCTCCGGGTGCAGTCTCAGTTCCTGCTTCTCCACCAGCGGTTGCAGGAGCTGGTCCAAACTCAGGAGGCAATCTAGATCCACCGCCACCGCCTCCCACTGCTCCACCAGTAGCAGGTGCAGCTGCACCTTCACCACCTGCAGCTCCACCGGCAGTAGCCCCAAGCTCGCGCCAATTTGGACCGTTATTAGTAATTTGATCTAACTCCCATAACAGTTCGCGATCTTTTCTCAAAAATTCTCTATTGGCCATAAGATCAGTATCAGACCAGCCAAGATATTTCTTTTGTGCATATGTCTTTGAAACAAGATCACTTTGAGTAATTGAATTAAAGTTTTCTGCTTTAAGCTGGAATTTTTGATTTTCTCTAAGCTCATAGAAATTAGTAGGTACATTAAAGTTTAAATCAACATCTGTTTCTTTAAGCTTATACTCGTCCCAAAGCTTACGAAGCTTGAGATGGGTTATAAATCCATTTTTTAATCCTGCAGCAAATCTCTGTTGCTGTCTAATAATAAAACGCGCAAATTTAAGCTCTTCGCGAAGTATATCTGTACCGTCCTTAAAAACGTCTTCAACATTCAAGCGCGTAACAGGTACTTTAAGTGACTTATAAAGTTTTTGTACAAAGTACATTAAATCTGTTAATTCACCTAAATTTGCGCCACCTGGTAGCTGAGTTACAGTTGTACCCTCACTACCTGCGCGCTTGGCAAACCAAAAACTATCTAACATTGACTGAGGATTAAATTTCTGTACAGTTGCGCCTTGATCGGCATCATACGTCCTACGCGACCAATAATTTTGCATAAGCTTTCTAAGATAAGCTTCTGCTTTAGGAGGAGCCATATTACCTACATCAACATTGAAAACCAAGCGCTCTGGTGCTCGTACCAAGCGATAAATAACGATTGAATCTTCTATAAGAGAGAGTTGTCTGTAAGCACGTCTTGCATTTTCAATGAACGGAAGTCTAACTGTCTTTGTTTCATTCCAAATACCTGAATTAATATAAGTAACCTGATTTGAATCCATTGGGACTAACTCTATTTTTGCAACTTTACCCGGGTTTTTAGAATCGTAAATATTTTTACGTAAAAGATAGCCGCGTACTATTTGATTTTGCACATTTTCAAAGACTGGGTCAATTACATCAGAAGGTATAGCAACGACGCCTAAAATACCTTCTTGAGGATACTTTTTATGAATAATATGCTCCCAATAGAGTTCGGCGTCTACTAGTAGCTGTCTAAGATATTCCCAACCCTTGTTTTCTAGATCAAAAAAACCAACGTATTTTTGAAATTCTTTTTTAAGCTTTTCTTTTTGTTCTTCTGAAAGCGCTGCAGTTTTTAATTTAAGCTTTACTATTTCACCGTTATCATCTTTATTAATAAATTCATCGCATATTTCATCTAGTGCATCTGATACCTCTGCAAAAGCTGCCATTACCCTATAGTCTGTTAATCTACGGCCTTTATCTGGCTGTAAATTAGCATACATGAAATTATGATAATCTTTGTTTTGTACCACGTTAGAATAAAGATCATCTGGAAAAGTTAAGGATGAAGATACGGACTGACGAGATAGGGCTTCGTCTCTCTTTGTCCCTTTATCAAAAAATTCTTCGTACTTAGGGTTAAGAGAATTAATTTTATCTTGAATGTTAAGTGATTGATATGGAAGCTTAGACGAAATAAACTTCATTATATCTCTACCAAAAGTGCTTTCCCTATTGGGATCTTGATTAGCCATAAAGTTTAATTATTTATACCTTCAAATACAAACTTAAACTATAAATACCAACTTTATTAAGTTTGAGAGCTTGTATAATCTAAACCAGTTATTTGAGGGGTCCCGGAAACCGAATTTGTTTATGTATCGGACGACAGCCCGGAGCTTGTAGGATAGCTAAACGTACTGCCAGTCAATTGATCATATGTAGTTAGCTGTGAGCTGTTGTAATAATTATTATTAATATAAAATATATTGCCTGCAGGGTCTTCGAGCCTTGGAAATAGCCATCCTTTAATCATAAATGCAGTGTCACCAATAATTCTATATTTTTCATTTGCTGCAATATCGGTAGGATATTGTATGTTAATACCGCCGTCCCATAATACCTCGCTCCTTATTTCCTGAGGTACCGCTAGGTCTTCATTTACAACTGTTGTAGGTAGCTTCCAAGACAAAATAATATAGGGGTTACTATAAGGTACAAAATTAGATATTATCTGATCCATGTCAGATTGAAACTTAGTTATTATGGACATTGATACCCCTATACTAATTGGAACTGGCGTTTTATAAAATTGAGATTTTGCTCTTGTGTCTATTTCACTTACACCTCTATTAACATAAAATCCGCTAAGCTTATTAAAGACTCTTGACTCATCGCGTGCAACATTAGTAATGTATACTGCAACAACAGGTACAGTTAAATTCTGAGATTTATTAACAATATCATATAAAACTCTCTGCTTAGGTGCATAAACGTATCTTACCTGTACATTATTTTGCGCAACTCTATTTTTATCATAGCGTTTAATTATGATATCATCAAACGCAGTTACAAATTGCGTAATAAGGTCTTTTATCTCAAAATGAAATGTTTCAAATCTCACGTAATTATTTATTAAATTATACGCTCAATGAAGGCGTTAGGTAACTTATCTTTTACGCGCTTTATAGTATTAACTATATTACCATCAAGTATATAAGTTGTTGAAAAATCATTTTTACTTCTAGTCGCTCTTCCACAAGCTTGAACTAATGCATTAAGCATTTTATTTTCATACCAAT